GAACATCTGAAGGAACAGCACAATTACGACATCAAGAAGGTTCGTAAGGAAATGGAAGAAGCTGTTCTTTCGCAGAAGATTATGCCTTCGATGCGTTGTGTTATGACTGCTGGCGAAGCTCTCAAGCGCGAAAACGTTGCTGCTTATAATTGCTCATATGTTGCCGTCAATAGTCCACGTTCGTTTGATGAAATTCTATACATTCTTATGAACGGAACCGGTGTAGGTTTCTCAGTAGAATCAAAAGATGTAGAACAACTCCCAATCATTGCAGAATCATTTTATCCTTCAGATACAACCATTATCGTAGCCGACTCAAAGCTGGGTTGGGCTAAAGCTCTCAAAGAACTCATCCATCTTCTTTACTCCGGTCAGATTCCTCGTTGGGATCTCAGCAAGATTCGTCCAGCTGGAACTCCACTCAAGACTTTCGGTGGTCGTGCTTCTGGTCCAGAACCGCTAGACGCTCTGTTCAAGTTCTGCGTTGACGTATTCAAGAAGGCTGCTGGTCGCCGTCTCAATACGCTGGAGTGCCATGACATTGTATGTAAGATTGCCGATATTGTTGTTGTGGGTGGTGTTCGTCGTTCTGCTCTCATTTCTCTTTCGGACCTGAACGATGATCGTATGCGCACAGCCAAATCTGGTCAGTGGTGGCTCGACGAATCACAGCGCGCACTTGCTAACAACTCTGCTATCTACAAAGAGAAGCCTGACATGGGTATCTTCATGGAAGAGTGGAAGTCTCTCTATGAATCAAAGTCTGGTGAGCGTGGTATCTTCAATCGTGCATCTGCTAAGGCAACTGTAACAAAGCACGGCCGTCGTGATCCTAACTACGACTTCGGAACTAATCCTTGCTCAGAAATCATTCTGCGTGACAAAGAGTTCTGTAATCTATCAGAAGTTGTTATTCGTGCAACAGACTCGATGGAAGATCTTAAGCAGAAAGTTCGTCTTGCCGCTATCCTTGGAACATGGCAGTCGACTCTGACGAGCTTCAAGTATCTGTCGTCATCGTGGAAAAAGAATTGTGAAGAAGAACGCCTTCTCGGCGTTTCAATGACAGGAATCATGGACAATGATCTCACAAACGGAAAAACACCAGGACTCGCAGAAAGACTCGAAGAACTCCGAGCAGTTGCAGTTGAGACCAACAAGAAGCTGGCTGCAGAGATCGGCATCCCACAGTCTGCTGCTGTCACTTGCGTTAAGCCCTCTGGTACTGTTAGCCAGCTCACTGATGCTGCTTCTGGTATTCACGCACGCCACAATCCATACTATATTAGAACTGTTCGCGCGGATAAGAAAGACCCATTAGCTGCTCTTATGATCGACGCTGGTGTTCCAGTCGAAGATTGCGTGATGCGTCCGAACAATGTGTATGTGTTCTCGTTCCCGATGAAGGCTCCAGAGAACGCAGTATTCCGTCAGGATATGTCTGCTATCGAACAGCTGGAACTCTGGGTTACTTATCAGGATCATTGGTGCGAGCATAAGCCATCTGTGACTATCTCTGTCAAGGAACACGAATGGCTCGACGTTGGTGCTTGGGTTTACAATCATTTCGATAAGATGTCTGGCGTTTCGTTCCTTCCATTCAGCGAGCACGTCTATAAGCAAGCTCCTTATCAGGATATCTCTAAGGAAGAATACGAAGCAGCTGAAGCTAAGATGCCTAAGTCCATTGATTGGACGAAGCTGAAGGATTATGAAAAGACTGATACGACAACAGGGGCGCAGGAACTTGCTTGCGTTGCGGGCGGCTGTGAGATCTAACAATGGCAGAAAAAGATTTATCCTGCCCTTGTGGGGAATACGATTACACAGTCATCTATGAAAAGCGTGGAAAGAAAGCTACTCCTCAGTTCTGTCCGTTCTGTGGGGCAGACGCTGAGGAAGATAAGATTGAAGAACTCGAGGATGACGAGGATGATGAATGAATCTTTGATGAGTATCAATGAGCGCTATAACGCTATCCTTGACAAAATTGACGGAATTAGAGCTAACATCCATCTAATTCATGCTGAAGAACTAGAACACGTTATGAAAGAGCTCGAGAAGCTGGATATGATTCTAAAGCAGCTCGAAGATCTTTATCCAGAAGAGGTTTCTGGTCGCCCTATATAATTGTATGGCTGATTACGAAAATCCTTGGACATTTGACGGAAAAGAATTTACAAGTGAAGATATCGGGAACTCCTACGGGTTTGTGTATCTTATTACAACGCCGGAAGGCCAGAAGTATATCGGAAGAAAATACTTCTGGTCTATCCGTAAAGCCCGTGGAAAGAGTCGCCGCCAGCGATCCGAATCCGACTGGAAAACATACTATGGATCCAGTGAGCTACTCAAGGCTAAGATCAAAGATTCTGACAAGTCCCTCTTCAGGCGAGAAATAATTTCTTTACATTCGACTAAAGGTAGAGTAAACTATGAGGAAGTCAAAGAGCAGTTTGCTCATGGCGTTCTTGAGAATGATATCTACTTAAATGATAACATTAATGGGAAGTGGCATCGTGGACCAGAACACATCAGAAGCAAATCAAGATTCTCTGCCCTCGCATCTGGGCGGACACCTCAACAAGACGCATAACGACAGAGGAACATTAACCTTTCTCATCAACGAATATAATATCAAATCGTTTCTTGATATTGGATGCGGTCCTGGTGGCATGGTTCGTCTCGCGCACATGCGCGGACTAGATTCAATGGGTATCGACGGCGACTGGGAAGTTCCCAAAGAACCAGAAGCCAAAATCCTTATCCATGATTACACGACAGGCTCAGCTCCACTTGAACAAGCTTCACTTCGCGTAGAGTTTGATCTAGGATGGTCTGTAGAGTTCCTCGAACACGTCGAGGAAAAGTATCTAGATAACTTTATGCGAGATTTCGCTCGTTGTAAGTATGTCGTCTGCACTGCTGCTCCTCCTGGCTATCCAGGTCATCATCACGTCAACTGTCAGTCGCAGGAATACTGGCACAAAGTATTTGATAAGTATGGTTTCGATTACGATGACGCTGTAACTCAGCATATTCGTAAGCAAGAATCAACTATGCAAAAACCATTCATGCAAACCACAGGTATGTTCTTCAAGAGGAGATCATAATGAACTATCTTTCATACGATAAAGTAGCAGCAGAACAGAAGATTGCATACGATGAAGGTCTGCGCTCATTTATGCTTCAAGTCTATAACAACATGACTATCGCGCTTGCGATTAGTGGTCTTGTTGCTCTTGGACTCAACTTCAATCAGACGCTCATGGCTGCTATCTGGGGAACGAGTTTCAAGTGGGTCGCTATCTTTGCGCCTTTGGTTGCTTCACTCGCATTCTCATTCTTCTTTGATAAGTTGAACTCTCGCACAGCACAGCTAGCCTTGTTTGCGTTTGCTGCGTTGATGGGTCTGTCGCTCTCGTCCATCTTCCTTGTATTCAAGATGGGTAGCATCGCTCAGGTATTCTTTATCTCAGCTGCTACGTTTGGCGCTGCTTCGCTTTATGGTTACACCACGAAAAAGGACTTGACAACTATGGGGTCATTCCTTATAATGGGAGCGTTGGGTATTTGTATTGCTGGCGTTATCAATCTGTTCCTACAGAGTTCGGCGTTTGCTTTCGCCATTAGCTGTCTTGCCGTTATTATCTTCACAGGCTTGACTGCTTATGATACACAGACTCTCAAGAGCACATATGATGGAACTGAAGGCGAAGATCGTGCGAAGGCTGGCGTATTTGGCGCTCTGCAACTTTATCTCGACTTCATCAACATCTTCATCAGCCTGCTCCAACTAATCGGAGACAAAAAGAATGATTGAGCCTATCCGTATCTTTGTAGGGACTTCCGCGAACAATGAAGACGCTGAAGCCGAAATGGTGCTCGAATATACGCTCCGCAAGAATACGACTCTTCCGCTCGATATCACTTGGATGCGTCAGTCACGGGATGAGTCTAGTCTATGGGGTGATTGGCAGACTCAACGCTGGTCGACGCCTTTCAGCGGATTTCGTTGGGCGATTCCAGAAGCGTGTGGATTCACTGGTCGCGCCATTTACATGGATGTGGACCAACTCAATCTCCGCGACATTGCTGAGCTGTATTGCATTGACTTACAAGGTAAGCCTCTTGCTGCTCGCCGTGGTGCTCGTTTCGGAGGTCATGAGTTTTGTGTTATCCTCTTTGACTGCGAACTGATGGGCAACTTGCTGACACCAGTTTCTCGCATGAAACCAAACGCAGAAGCGCATCATCGTTATATCAATATGTTCTCTGGCAGCGATCATGTTCTTGATATGGATCCACGCTGGAACTGTCACGACGGTGATGGTCGTGCTATCGAAGATATCTGGCATCTACACTACACCGAAATGGCAACACAACCATGGAAACCCACTTGGTTTACTGGTCAGGGTCGTGAGCATCCTCGTCAAGATCTCGTCAAGCTATGGCATGATATGCGAGCTGAAGCAGTAATGAATGGATGGACGCCGCATCTGAACAATGAAACATTTGGTCAATACTCTATCATCGGTAGATAAATGAAACTCTTTGCTTCCTGCGATTCTAAGTATCTTCACGCACACGCGCCTGCTCTAGTAGCTTCTGCTGCGTCCGTGGATAATGCGATTCATCTCCATGTTATTGATCCACGCGAAGGCGACATGGAGTTCCTAGATCATTTGTCGTCGAGATATCATAAGATTGCAGGATGGCCTTCGAGCGAGTTCACTTATTCTACTGCGCCTATGTGGATTCAGAATCCAGCGATTCGTCAGGATACTATTCGAACTCTGTATGCGACGGATCGTTTCATTTCTGTTATGACTCAGATGATTGCTCGTCCAGATCAATATCTCATCATCGACACAGACTGTCTCATCATGAAACATATCAGCGAAAGCGATTTGTCTGGTGATGTTGGTCTGTTCCTTCGTGAACCGTTGCCAGGAACTGTTGGATGGGAAGCACAGGGAACGCGAGTTGCTGCTGGTGCAGTTTACTATTCGTCTCGCGCGATGGACTTTGCTCAGGCTGTTGCTAATCGTATCCGTCAGGGTCCGATTGCTTGGTTCCTAGATCAAGTCGCACTCAGCGAAACGTATGAAAACATGAAAGATCGTTACAGCTACAAATACTTCGACGAGAAGTTCATGGACTGGGAGTTTATCGAAGGAACGACGATCTGGACTGGTAAGGGTCCGCGTAAGTATGACAATCCTGTTTATCTGTCAAAGAAAAACGAATTTGATAGGATGATCCGATGAAAGTAATTGAACGCCCAGAATCTACAACGCATATGCTGGATTTCCCG